AGCAAGCATGGAGAACGCCTTTGAAGAGGCTCTGGTGACTGATTTCGATAGCCTGTTGGGCGTATGCAGTGGGCTTCCTGACCCAAAAGATGCTCATGTAGTTGCGGCTGCACTTAAAACTCAGGCGGCAACTATTGTAACCGACAACATAAAAGACTTTCCTATAGCTGTGCTTGGCCCATTAAATCTTGAAGCGCGTTCAGCTGACGCGTTCATTGCTGACACAATTGCCCTTGATCCTGGAAGAGGTGTTGTGGCAGTTCGGAAAATGCGTGAACGCTTTAAGCGTCCTGAAAAAACACCTGAAGTACTTTTGCTCGAAATGGAAGCTGTTGGCTTAACTGAGACAGTGGATGTCTTGAGATCACATGTTCTTTCGCTTTAACTCTATGTTCTGAGTTGCGCTACCGTTGTCAGGTTCTTGCTTCACCCACTCCGCCTCTGTCCCGCCCATCAGGCGGTAGATCTCACGAGCCGCCATGGTGACTTCGTGGCGTAGCGCAGGATCGATGACCACCACCGCCCGGTGCCGACCGTCTGGTCCATCAATTCGCGGTGCGTTGGCGGTAAAGCCATTCTTCGGCGTCTTCACGAGCATGCAGCCGAACAGGGCAAAGCCTCGGACCTCGCAGTTGAAGCTGGCTAGGTAGACAGCGCCGGATGTGATCGGCTTGCCATCCCTGATCATGTTCAGCCCAGTGATCTTCACGTCGCTCATGCTCTCTCTCCTCAGATGACCAGAAAGCCTTCGGGCCGCTGCGTCGCGTAGACGCTGGGTCCCGTCTCGTTCGCCAGAATGCGGCCGACTGCCATCGCGGCAGCCACTGCGCCATCGATCCGCCCGCGGGAACGGGCCTTGTGAAGCTTCTCGTTCTCGGCAGCGTCCGTCTCCGCCGCGACGTTGCCGAAGCACATCCGCAGCACCGGGTTGCAGCCATGGCGGAAGCGGCCTGAGAGGAGTGCCGCTTTCAGCTCCTTCACCGGTGCCGCCATGGAGGCGAAGCCTTGGCCGAAGGCGGCGACGGTGAAGCCAGCCTCCTGCAGCGCTGTCGTGATCGCCGTGCTGTTCCACCGGTCAATCGCGATCTCCTGGACGCTGTGATCCTCCGCCAGATCATCGATCCACGCGAGCACGGCGCTGTAGTCGACCACGTTGCCGGGGGTGAGCCGCAGGTGCCCGGCCTCTGCCCAGCGCAGATAGTCTGCCTGATCCTGCTCGGCTTTGCGGGCGATGTTGGCTTCCGGCAGGAAGAACATTGGTACGATATCGTAGAGCCTGATGCCGTCCTCATCCTCGACCGGGAACACCGCCACGACCGCGGTCAGGTCTTCCACGCTGGAGAGGTCAACGCCGACCCAGCAAGGCTGTCCTAGCAGCTCCTGCTGTGGCCGCATTGGCTCGGCCTCGTCGTAAACGGCCAGATCCACCCACGGCTCGGCCGCACCATCCGTCCAGATGTTGAGGTGGAAGCGCTTGAAGCTGGAGATCTCCGCCGGAAAGTGCGCGATCCGCTTAGCCTTGGTGCGCAGCTCCTCCAACGAGAGGAAGCCGGCCTCGATTGCGGGGTTGGCTGAGCGCCAAGCCGCCTCATCCCGCCAGTCGGCTACCGGATCGGCTGCGAAGATGATCGGGGCGAAGGTCGGATCCTCGATCTCGCCTGAGGCCACTTTATGGCTGTACTGCCAGAGGTCGCTGGCCAGCGTGCCCTGGCCCTCGCCGGCGGTGCTGATGACGATGGTGAGGGGATTGGTGCGCTTGACCATGGAGTCGGTCACGACGCCGAACAGCTTGCGCGCTTCAGCAGCCGGCCAAGCATGCACCTCGTCGGCCAGGAAGAAGCTCACGTTCAAGCCGTGCTTGGAGTAGGCCTCCGTGCTGATCGCGCTCATCTTCCCCTGCGTGCCCGGGTGCAGCAGGGTCTTGCGGCTCTCGATCGGGCGGACCCGCTTGGCCAGCACTTGGTCCTGCTGGACGAACTGGTGCGCGCTGTTGAAGGCGATACCAGCATTCTCGCGATCGGCCGCAGCCATCACGATCTGGCCGCCCGGCTCCGCTTCCGGCCCCAGGAAGTGCGCCAGCGCCAGCGCGGAGGCCAAGGTCGTCTTAGCGTTCCCGCGGGGGATCCAGATCACCGCCATACGGACCTGCCGGCCACCACTTTCGGTGGTCGGGCCATAGATCCGGCGGATGATGGCAGTTTGCCAGTCGTGCAGGTCGAAGCGCCGGCCGGCATGTGCGCCTTCCCACAAGCGAAGACGGTTCACGAACCCGCAGATGCGGCCAGCGCGCCCGCTGGGATCAGGGTAGAGCGCCGGGTCAGGCGAGAAAGCCGTCCGGCCAGCCATCGTTCGTGTCCTCTTCCTGGGTCTTGCTGCCGCGCCGATGCGGCGTGAGCCCTAGTTCGGCCGCCAGAAGGCGGGCCTCGCGCATGGCAGCGCTTTGCATTCTGAAGGCTGGATGCGGCTTGGGACCGTCCTCTGCCTCGATCATGCGGCCGGCCCGGCTCATGATCTCCTCACATTCCCGCACCACGCCGACGGCCACGCAGTAACTCTCCAGGGTGGCGAGCGTGTCCGGCGTCAGCAGTCGGCGGCTGTGCATCTGCGGGGCTGCACGCTTCCACTCGGCCTTCGCCTGGAAGGACAGCCAGGCCGGAGCAGGTGGGCAGCGACCGGGTGCAAGACCGCCCTCGATCACCTTGAGCTTGGGCTTGCGGCCCTTCATGGCCGGAAACCCCATTTGCTCACGAAAATGCGCGCGAGGTGCGGACAACGGTCCTGTAGCGATCGGGCCAAAACTCGACCCCTCCTCCTACCCATCATGGCGCTGCGCTCCGGATCGGGTGGCCGAACCCGCCATCGGTGCAAGCCGTCTTCCTGCTGTGGCAGGAAGCGCAGGTTGCCGACCAGTTGGAGCGGGACCAGAACAAGCTCGGGGAGCCTTTATGAGGAACCACGTGGTCGACCGTGGTGGCCACCCTCCCACAAGCGCAGGTCGGGTGGGCCAACAGGAAGGCACGCCGTGCCGCTTCCCACTTGCTGTCATAGCCACGGGCACGCGCCGACGGTCGCTTGGCTTCCACGGCAACACGGCGGGCAGCCGTACAGGCAGGACAGCCAACGCCAACAAAGGGGGGATGTCCTAGCTTTGGGCAGTGCTTGGGCGGGGCCATCGGCATTAGAACGACCAGAGCCGGTAGGAGCGCACTAGGTCGTCGTAGCCAGCCGTCATGCCGGCAGCACCCTCACGACCGTCGTACATCTGCGACACGTGCATGAGGATCGCCTGCCGGAGCCGCTCAGGCGCAGTGGCCCACCCAGCCACGAACTCGACCTGCACGGCATCCTCGCCATGGCGGCCATAGGGCCAGCTGAGGCCACGCAGGGGCCGGATCTTGGCGGCGATATGGCCGCCCAAGCCGGTCACTTCGTAGGAGTCCGGATCCAACACCAGCACAGTGCCAGAGGCGTGCCGGTAGCTGATCGAGGTGATCGCCTGGCAAGGCGGCATCGGCACGCTGATCATCGGCGGGAAGCGATCGAGGGTGAGCCGCCAGGTCTGGGTCATCAAGGCCCGGCCAAACAGACCCTCAGGTCCATCCAGCGCCGCGGTAGCCGCACCGATCATCGCCTCGATCTGGGCATCGTCCTCGTCGATGGTGACACGGCAGAAGGCCTTGGCCTCCTGTACCGTGACGGGCAAGGACGCAGGCGGCGTGATCAGGGTCAGCATGGACGCGACCTCATAGGGAGCACCGGCCCGAAGGCCGGCCCCATCATGCCACGGGACGGTTGCGAGCATGAGCCTTCACCAGCATGGCACCGGCCGCGATCGACGTGCCACTGTTCTTGGTGAGCACTGCCCGCAGGTAGCGGCGGTGTCCCCAGTAGCCGACCTTCGACACGGAGTTGGCGGTGAGGCTGGCCGGCAGACTGCCGATCAGGGCATCGGCCGCCACGTCAATGAAGTCGCTGCCGGTGGTGGTATCCGAGTGCTGCAGCTTGACGGTGAAGTCACCCGCACCGGCAATGGCACCGGTGTTGATCACCAGCATGGCCGAGCCGAAGTCGAGCAAGTCGACGGGGTCGGACGTCGTAGTGGCGGAGAGGACGGCGGGTGCCACCATGGGCACCACACCAAGGTTGTGGACGAGGTCGCGCATGGTCAGGCTCCTTAGCTCGCGGCGATCTTCAGCTTGCGGATGGCTTCCGGCATCACGACCGCGCCGCCGACCCGGCGCCGCGCGTGGAAGCGGACCAGGGACCGGGTGGCCATCGTGTAGGGGTCGCGAAGAACCGAGAGGACCGGCTTGTCGAAGACCCGGTACGCGACGCTGAAGTCACCGAACGCGATCGGGAAGGCGCCGGCCGCCACGTCCGGCATGTCCACCGCCTCGATCACCGGGCGGCCGAGCAGTGTCTCGGGCTGGCCGGCCTGCAAGCCAGGCTGCCAGAGAAAGGCGCCGCTGGTGTCGGTGAACTTGCGAACCGCAGCGAGCGCCTGCCCGTTCATCAGCCAGGAGCCGCGCAGCCTGTAGTAGCTCGGCATGCTGTACATCAGCGTGACCAGGCTGGAGACAGTGATTTCTGTAGCGTGGCCGCTCACGACGAAGTCGATGGTGGGATCCGCCATGACACCAAGCGGCTTCTTGAAGCCATTGCCGGTTACAAAGGCCTCGCCTTCCAGCCTGCCGAACTCCTCGGCCAGATCGGAGGTAACCTCAGCTTCGACGTTGATCGCCGCGTCTTCGAGGAGGCGCAGCGACACGTCGATGTAGCAGGCAGCTTCATGGACCTCGACCTCGGTCTGGCCGTAGGTCATCGAGGTTTCCTGGTGGAGCTCGGTCTCGCCGACCCAGTGCGCCGTGGGCGTGGTCAGGCGCTTTGGCAAGATCACGGAGCCGGCTGAGGTGGTGCCGACCCGGGCGGCCTGACGGATGGGCGAGAACTCGACCAGCTGCTTCAGGACCTCGCGCGAGAACTCCGGCGGAGCCAAATAGCCGCCGCGGGCATCGTCGCTGACGACCAGGCTGCGGGCTTCTTCGGCCTGCATCCGCTCAGGGCCATGGCGCAGAAAGCCGGTGAAGGCGCGGCGCTGCAGGTCGCCCGGCTCGTCGCGGCGGCCATTGCCACCACCACCGGGCCGCTGGGTGCGAACGTCGATGGCGTCTAGCCGCTCGGTGAGCGACCGGAGTTCGGTGCTGAGCCGGGTATCCAGCGCCGTGCGGTGCTGTTCAACGGCGGTCCGCAGTTCAGTGACCGCCTGCACGGCAGGATCGAGGGTGTCATCGCCCTCGCTGCGGGTTTCGAGGGAGACGTCCATCAGTGGGTCCTCTTGATGGCAATGACGGCACGATGGGCCGCCTGGACGAACGCCGACGTGGCGATCGAGTGGGTTGCGTTACGGATCTGGGTAACGCGGGCATTGGATGCTGCCGGCAGGGTCACCAGGCTGACCTCGACCAGGTCGATGGCGGTCAGCACCCGGCCGCCGTTCGGGCCGCGTTCGGATGCCACCGCCCGAAAGCCAATGGACAGGCCGTTGACCGCACCGGCCTTCAAGAGCGCCAAGGCTTCGGCGCCCTTGGCCGTCTCCGTCACCAGCTTGCCGGTAGCCTTCAGGCCGCGGGTGTCTTCCGTGAGTTCCGTCCAAACGCCGATCGGCTGGTCCGGGTTGTGGTTCCAGAACATGGCCGGGCCGCCGGTGGCGGAGCGCTTGGCCAGCGACTTCTTGAACGCGCCGGGCTTGATCGTGTCGCCGAAGCTGTCGGGCTCACCGAACACGCTGGCGTAGCCGGAGAAGGTGCCGGCCTCGTCGGTGGCAAACCGCACCTCAGGCGCGGCCAAGGTCTTGGTCTCACGCGCCATTGGCAGGCTCCTGGGATGCAGCAGGGGTGGAAGCTTCTGCCTGTCCCGCCTGTCGGATCAGCTCATCGCCGCCATCGATGGGCGGACGGTTGTCGAGGGCGCGGACCTCGTTCGGCGTGAGCCAGGATCCGCCGGTGGCTTGGCGGTAGGCCGTGAACCGGCCGGCCAGGTCGCCACGGAGCAGGTCATCGAACACGGCCTCGATGAAGTACTCGCGGCGCTCCTCTGGAGTGAGAAGCACCCGTTCCAGCGCCGACTGCCAGACCTCCGCCCAGGGCATCAGACACGTCTGGACGAACTGCCTCATCAACTCTTCGACGTTGCGCCACGTCGCCCGGTCGAGGTCACCGATCAGGGTGCCCGGCACCTTGAAGGCCCGCGCGATCTCCTGGGTGACCAACCGGCGCAGCTCGAGGAACTGCGAGTCCGTGCTGGAGAACTGCAGGGGCGCGAAGTCCATGCCGTCCTCAAGGACCAGCGTCTTGCCCGAGTTGCCGCCGCCGGCCTGGGCGGCAGCGAACGACTCCCTTAGGCGCTTCGCCACATCGGGCGGCAGAGCCTTGCCGTACTTCAAGACGCCGGCTGGCCTGGCACCGTTGCTGAACAACCGGGCCTGGTGCTCGGCCATAAGGAGATCGAGGGCGATGGCTTCACGCGCCAGGTGCACCAGGCAGACGACCCGGCCGCCGATCGAGCCAGGCGTCGGCAGGTAGAGGGTGTCGCGCCAGTCGAGGGTTCGCTCGATCTCATTGACGCTGAACTTGAAACGAGGCTCCGGCCCGCTGGTATCGCGGGTGACGTCGCGGGGATCGAGGCGGTGCAGCTCGCGGGGGGTGGTGCCAGTGCGGATCACCTGGGCAAGGCCGGCGCCGTGCAGCAGCGCGTCCATCTGCAGGCCGGTCTTGCTCTCGACCGCGCCGGACCATGGGCACCAGTCGCCAGCCAGGAGGGCGGCAGCCGGAGGGTCGTTGTCCCGCTCGCGGGAGCCGTTAGGGCGACGCCTGAAGAGATGGAAGGGCAGGCTGCCTACCGACTCGCTGATCGCCCGCACGGCGGCCAGTGTGGTCGGAGAACGAAGAGCAGACTCGGCCGAGACATGGACACCAGCGGCCGTGGGCGTGGCACCGAACAGCGCCAGTATCTCCGGCGAAGAACTCGCCAAGTCCCAGCGCTTCTCGATCCCAAAGAAATGCTTCAGCCGCTCAAACATGCACAGCCCGAGTAGTTCCAGTGGACACTACGCAGGTTGGGCTTGTTCAAGTCAAACAGGATCGGTTAGGCCGGAGAATTTAGATGTGCTGGAGTATTCTAGAAATGCCTATCATTTTATCTGACCAAAACTGAAGTTCAAGTTATCGCGAATCTGAACGCCGGTGGCGATGATCCTAGCGAAAAGCCAAAAACGGCGCTGACCACCTATGAATGAAAGATCTAGCAAAACTACTTTGTTCCAGAACCACACGTTGTCCTGTCATTGCCCCAACGGATTGTCGAGCTACGCTCAAAATTCTCACGCACATTGCGCTTAAGGCTCCGATACTAGTTCAGCTGTATCCAGCGGCACAGATCAACCGGAAGGCGGTTCATCGAATGACTTTAGCGCAAAATCTTGAGCAAGATGGACGATGAAATCCTGAATCTTGTAAACAAAGCCATTAGCATCAAGATGTAGCTTCTCCCAGTCTGAGGAAGTCGTATCAGTGCGAACAGATAGGGCAGTCAGACTGTTGTCTAGCGCAGATATTTGCGTTACTAAATTTTCAAATTCCCGATAAGTATTCATGGCAGCGAGTCGACGGACATTCGTCAGTTCCTGATGCATATCAGAATGAAATTGCCACGCGACCACATCAAAATCGGCAAGTGCCTCTTCATATTTTTCTATGTTTGGATCAACATATTTATACCAAGCTGGTTTGGCAATGCTAATATGAAAATCATACAGTCTCTTTTGAACTCTCTTGAGTAATTCCTCTTGATCTTTTAGCAATGATTGTTGACGTGTCAAATCAGCTTCGACTAATTTCTGTTGTGCGGCCCAACTTACTTGCATATAGTTTACTATAAGTGGAACTGCGCCGCCCGTTAGAGCTGCAGTTGCTACCAGCAGAATGAGTTTCTCCCTAATTCCTTCTTTCTTCTCTTCAGCGTTTTGCATAGCTTTTCTGTACTTAATGTTGTGGTGATTCATGACCCGCTTACAGTGGGTCCATCTGCACGCTCAACTAGCCGCTTCACGGGCTGATCGTCACGTAGCTGTGGTGCCCGCCCCGCGTGAGTGCGGGTCATGGATGCCGCAAAATGGTGAGTGTTGAGTGGTGGGAGCAATACAACTTCTGCTAAAGTCGTCGTCTTCAGACGAGGACCACCCATGTCCTTCTCCTTGATATCCTTCCTGCGCTCCCTCTTTTGTAAACACGCCTGGGCCCGCTCTTCGCGCCTGGAGCAGGGCCAATTGATACCGACGTTGCGCTGTATGAAGTGTGGACGGATGAAGGACGAGCCGCCGTCCAGGTTGGACGGCGGGAGAGACTCCGGCGAAAGAGGCGGCAGAAGAGACGAAGACGATGAGCACGACTGTGGCGACAGGTTTTGATCCTGTAGCCTTGCTCATGTTGGCGCCCACGTCCGCGCGCCATCGTCTCGAACCATCAGGCGGAAGCGGCGCCGGTCGCCAGCCACAATCCCGACGAGTTCGCCGTCGCGCTCCACCAGGCGCTCCAGGGGCTCGTCCTCTCGCAGGCGCTGTGGTCGACGCGGCGTGATGATCGGGCGGGTCTCCACCATCACATCCCGCCAGCCCGAGCGGGTGCGGACCGCGATGCGGCGGTGGTTCATGGCAGGAACTCCTGTTCGATCTCAGCCAGCTCGCCGCGCAGCACGACCTCGGACTCATCAGCGAGCAGGTATGAGGGCCAGTCTGTGGTCAGGGTGGACGAGGTGGACGGGTTGCACCCTGACCAGTCTAAGTCATTGATCTTACTGATGTGGTCAGGGTGGTCAGGGTGGTCAGAGTGAATGTGACGTTCATGTGTGTGACGCTCGACTTCCACGCCACTCTGTTCTTGC